ATCGTGTTCCATATGGTCTTCGATTGATTTCATAAGATTAGTTATTTTTTACTATTTAAGCGGTAAAGACATCACGAGTTAATTTGAGTTGAGTTTCACCCTTTCCACCGCCAATAAAATGTCTCAACTCACAGATAAGATATTTCCCGCTAGGATCATTGGTCTTATCGTTTCCAGTGCCATCTACAGGTTTATCTCCCTCTCCTTTTTTAAGTGGTAATTCAATGTCAATTACATCACCAGCTCTCAATAACACATTCAAAGGAATTGAGATAGCCATTGCTTGTGAAAACAATAGGTTATTTCTAATATAAGATTTATTTTGATAAACGGCAAGCGAAGTTTTAGGATCTTTTTTATCTCTTTCAGATCCTTTTTGTGATACTCCAACGTCATTAATACGGTACATTAATCGAGTTGGTTTTTCTTCAAGTTTATTTAATTTAGCCTTCTTCTTTAGATTCAAATCTTTATTAGCATCAAAATCAATTACTTCAGCTTCCTGATTTTCAATATCAACATATATCGTTTTATTTGCATACATTCCCATTCTTAAATTCATGCCAATATCATTTGATTGTTTTAATTCATTTTGTAAAATTGTTGGTTGTTCTAGTGGTCTGTCTGAAAAAGTATATTTTATTGATTCTTGATTAAGTAATGTTTTAATTGATTTAAAATGATAACCATCTAAATTTTCAAAGAATAAAAAACCAAAATCATCATTTGCTGATTGTGCTTTAGGACACAACCACTGTATCGTGTCAAATGGTCTTTTTAAATTACCTATGAATGAATAAGAATTAACCGCTCTAGTTTCATTATCCTCAGTTCCAAATACCTTTTTTCCAGTTTTAATTCCTTTCTCATCGTTAGTTAAGATATCTTCAACAGTTTGTGATATATTTCCAGTAAATTTTTTATTTAATCTTGCAGTTTCATTAATGAATGTTTCCTCTGATACAAAATCTAAAGTTGCTATCTGAACTAATGATGTGGTCGTCATATCTACAACTGCATTTAAGATCATTCGATGATCTTTAGTAATTTTAAACTCATCTCCTTCAGTACCATCTTTAACTGTTATTTCAATCAATTCTCCACCAGTGATTCCCTTTCGACCAATCACTTGGTCAATATCATGAAATCTTACTGTCATCGATATACTTGGACTTTCAATGCTTTCATAATAATTAATCACTGGAAGTCCTCCTGATATTTCATATTCTTCCTCTAATGAAGCACCATTAGGAATCAACGTACATTTAGAAACTATAAAATTACTTTCAGCCATTACTGAATCATCCTCGCTATATCTGGTGATAATTTATTTCTCATTGGATTCACTGATAGATATTCATTATTTAATGTCCTAACAAAATCTATGGGAGTCAAGGTTGTTTTTATTTCTGCATCTGAGACTTGTGATGGTGTAACTTTTCTCCGAGGACTTCTTCCCTTTTCAAACATAGGATTCATCTCATTAGTTTTACCTTGTTGATCAAAATCAAATCTATCTCCAGTTACCTTATCAGCTATACCACCTAATACTCCAAGTATTCCTCGTTCTTTAACATCAGTAACTTTTTCAACAACTGTTTCTTTTGCCTTCGTTACTATTCTTTTCTCTGGGTCTAATATATTGAGTGATTTTTCCTTTACATCTTCAAATTTTTCTTTAATAACATTGATGTTATCTTTAGCGATTTCTTTTCCTTTATCTGTAGCATTTTTAAGTGCTTCACTACTTTCCTTAAATGTTTCTGTAACTGTTGATATCGTTTTATCTTTAGCTTCATTAACTATTTCACGACCCTCCTCAATCTTTTGTTTTGCTTTAGATGCAGTTTCTACAACCTTATCTCTTGTTGATGTTGCAACATTACTCACTGTTTCTATTCCAGACTTAGCAATATTTTTGGCAGTTTGTGCTAATCCACTCTCTTTGATATTCTCTGATATATTCTTTACGCCCTTTACAGCCTCTTTACCAAGTCGAAAGAGATTACCAGTGGGTGAAATTTTATCACTTTCCGAATCACCTTTTTTATCAAAATCAAATACACCACCTGTTAGAAAATCAGCAGCACCAGCAATGCCTCTCTTTGTTTTTTCAAGACCTGCTTTCGCAATATTAGTAACTTTATCTTTTAGAGCGTTAAAATTTTTCATGAATGATTCTCTCATTGCAGTGAATTTTTTATTTAAATTTTCACTAAACTTGTCAAATGATTCTTTTAATTTTTTTGCTTGGTTACTAAAAAACTCACCTACTTTCGGTAAGATTTTTTTCAAAAGCAGGGTAAGTAGAATGCCCCCACCACCAGCTAAAACTGCTGGCACAATATAAGGAGCTAAAGCAAGAAATCCAGCACCAATTCCTAAACCAGCAACAACTTTTAATATTCCACCAAGAAAACCACCCAAACCACCACCACCACTTGTTCCATCAGTTCCGTCACTTCCTACAGGGCCTGGCGCTCCAGTTGCACCATCAGCGGGTTGAATATTTTTAAGTCTCTCATCCATATCTTTTTTCTGCTTCGCATCCTCTTCCTCAAATTTTCTATCCTCTTCCTTATCCTTTTCAAGTTTTCTCTCTACGATAATATAATTTGCAATATCACGAATTTGTGTCTTCATCGCTTCGATTGAAACAGACAAACTACTAATTAAAGTTTTATTCGCATTGATAGCACCTAAGTTAGAATTAGCTGTCTTGAGTGCTTTATTAGCAACACCCTCAACTTGATCAACTCGATTGAAGAAACTATCTAAGTCGATCTTTTTATTAGATTGTTGTTGTTCCTCATCCATACCTTCCAGCACCTTCTTGTTGTTGTCTCTTTAAGTTTTCTTTTTCGATATAATCTGTAAGAAGAGCAATATAGATGTCTCGTTCCCAAGGCATCATATTTTCCAACTCCGTCAAGCTATATTTATGGTATTGCATGAGAGCAAAATTGATACGATAATGCGATTCAAGATCCTCTCTTGCAATACTTAGCCGAAAAAATCAGCCAAACCCTCCAAAACTACACTTCCTTTTTTCTTTGTGTTTGGATTTATAACTTCAATCGTATGTGATAATTTAGGCATTGTTGAGAAAAAATTCTCAACCTTTTTATATTGACTTGAATTTAACTGTTCAACAAAATCCATTCTTTCGGATGGAGTATAATCTTTGGCGTCCCACGCTTCTTCACCAGTAAAGATTGTGTCCATACAGTTGGCAACAACTTTAAATGTTTTTTCTACTACAGTTTCTGATCCATCACTTGTTTCAAAATTAGTTTCAATAAACTGATTTAATGATGGATACTTCATCCGAAGAGTCATCTTATCATCTAAAGGAATATCTGTTGAATGTCCTTTTTGACGAACAACTTTGATTTCATCCACATATATTGTCACTGGAACTTTTGTTTCATTATCATCGGGGCAAGTCACCGTTATTTTAATATCCTCTCCGATTGATTTGGATCGAATATTTAAAAATAGATATTCAATGTCAAATGTTGGAAGTTCATCAACAACAATTCCTTTTGTCAGAATACATTTTTTTAGAACCTCTGTCACAGCATTTGTAATGTCACTTGAGTTCTTTGACTCTAGTGCAATAATCAAAACTTTTTCTTCTTTTACAAGAAAAGGACGATATTTAACTTTTTTATTTGATGATGGTAGTTTTAACTCATAGGTTGGAGTTTCAATGGTGGGTAATGGCATAATATTTTATTCAGTATTTTATATAGGATGGTTATTGCTACCTTTCATTTTGCATAGATGATATCGCATCAAGAGAATTAAATGTTTTATCAGTAAAATTAGCTTCATTTTTTAGGAAGTTTCTAGCAGCATCAGCTCTAATTTGATTATCTCTTGCAACCCAATTAGATCCAACTAAATTTTTTCCAAAAGTCCTACTCTCAAAATTATCATTCGCATTTGTAATATCAAGAGGAGTATTGATTGGAGCATGAACACCGTCCATTCGATCAAAACTTGTAAAGAATCGATCATATGCAAACTGTACAGCACATCTTAACACATTTGAATCACCATAGGCAACTCTCATTGATGTCAAATTGGTAGGCCATGCATTTACAAACTCATAGGACATCATTTTAGATTGACCTGATTCAAATCTTTTTGGTTCTTTTATGAAGGTGTCTCTTTCAAATTTTGTAACATGAATTATCTCTTTATAGTCCTCTGGATAATTAAATCGTGTGAATGCGCTTAAAGTTCTTTTGGTTGTTTGAACTGGATTAATATATGTCATCCAACTCTCTAAAACTTGAAGAATCACATGATCCGCATCAACATAGAAAACAAGATTAAGTGGAGGAAAGTTTCTTAAATTTGGAAACTCCTCTACAATACCTTGATGATGACCAGTTGTGGTTGAAGTTGTAAATTGTGTGCCTGGAATTTCTGCTTGAGTACATAATATTGACATCTTCTCCATGAAATCAAGACCTTGAGTTCGGTTATTGCCTGAAAAACTATTGCCGAACCAAGTTTGCCAATTTCCAAATGAAAAATTGACTTGATAAAACGTGTCAAGAGACGGTCTGGCAACAGTGTTTCTAAGTTTATCAACACTGTCCGAAAATATTTGACCACTCTTAGGAAATAAACTATTACTTGCCACAATAAATAAACTTAAGTTGTTATTACTATATATGAGCTATAAAGGAATATATAGGCCTTCTAATCCCAAAAAATATAAGGGTGACTCTCAAAATATTATTTATAGGTCTCTCTGGGAGAGAAAATTCATGAATTACTGCGATTTGAATGAGAATATACTTGAGTGGGCATCAGAAGAATTTTGGATACCATATAAAGATCCAACAACAAATCGAGTTCGTAGATATTTTCCTGACTTTTTTATTAAATACAAAGATAAAGATAACAATATTCGCAGATCGGTGATTGAAGTCAAACCAATGAGAGAAACAAGAGAACCAAAGGCAACAAAAGGAAAATCAAGAAAAACATTGATTAATGAATCAATAACATATGCCAAGAATCAGGCGAAGTGGAAAGCAGCAAGAGAGTTTTGTGATGATCGTAAATTAGAATTTAAAATTATGACCGAAAAAGAATTAGGAATCCGATGAGTATTCTACAAACAATATTAAATAAAGTAAGTGGTCAGGTGAGTGAGGACTATTTCCGTAGTCAATTACTTGAAGAACTTGGATCTACAAGATTTGATAGTGATGCTGCAGACACTGCTGGATTTGCACCTGGCCAATTATATTTTTTTACATACTCAGCACAAACTAAACAACCTTATTATGACATGTATCCACTCGCATATGTGATTGAATATCAAACAGGTGGTTTTCTAGGATGTAATCTTCATTATGTTCGTTTGACTCAAAGAGACGAACTTGCAATAAGCTTACTAAATAACTCTGCTCAGGGTGCAGTTGCAGTTCCTCCTATAACTCTACATAAATATCTCTATACAGGTGTGAGAGGAACACCATATCGTATTCCTAATAGTGAATGGTCGGATGTTGCACAATTACCGACTGAAAAATTTATTGATATGAGAGGTATTCCAGTTCCAAGAGATCGAATTTACAACAAAGTATAATGTCAGAGAAACTTAGCAAAGAATATAACGTATCAATCTCGGTTGCTGGTAGTAAGGTTGCCTATCGTTTTGATGAAAACAATAATATCGTTGGTGTAGATGAAATAAGAGCAGACGGAAGTAGAAAACCGATTGAACCAGGCACAACCGATTTTCAAACTGCACTTGATAGTCAAGATGCGTTGTATGCATTTAATATCAATAAGTATAAAGGCAGTGGAACCACTGATTCAACAATAACTAAAGCAAATGATGAAGAGATAAATCAAAGCTATAGAAATGCAGATAAATCTTTTAGAAATCAAGCATTTGTATCTCAGGGTCGAACAGCGAGTATCGCTCAATATACAACAGCTAGAAACGTAGCATCAGAGGGTGGTTCATATTTAGATCATGATGAAACTGAGGGCACTTATGGAAAAAAGACTGCAGCACAGTCAAAAAGAAGTCAAATTTTTGCATATCCATTAGATATTGATCCTCGTCAAGATCACATGAAAATTGTAAGATATGAATACCTTCGAGCAGATATAAATTTAAGTAAATCTGGTAATAGACTAGAAAAAAGAAGAGGTGAAGGGAAAGTAACTGTTGCTGGTGATAGTGTAATTGGTAGTAATCCAATGGGTAGTATTTTACTACCAATGCCAAAAGT